CCTTGAGCAATCTTTGGCACAGATGCGTGCGTTTGGGATCGCGGACGATACAGCAATCAACAACCTTGATGAGATCGTAAAGCGCGACATTACAGACTTTTACTCTAGCGCAGATCAAAAGCTGGCTAACGCACAGATGCGTATGGACGATGCGGTCAAGGGTGAGATTGATCAGATCATGCGTAACCTCAAGGATGGCAAGACCATTCCTAAGAACCTTGATGAAATGATCCGTCAGCGCAAAGGCGTGTTTGACGAAGACGTAGATCGTTTGTACACAATGGTTAATGACAAGTTGCGCGGTCAGAAAATTATTCCTGTTTCTGGTATTATCAAAGAACTTAACCGGCTAACAGAAGACAGTATTGCAGATATTGGAGCGACACGTTTTGCTGCACAGGTAAGAGGGTTAGGAGATGGAAAAGGAGGTGGGTTTGCTACTGCACAAGAACTATCTCGTATTCGTACAGGATTGACTGACGCTTCTCGCAACCCAGCCCTTCTTAATGATGTGAATGTAGGTGCGTTAGGCGCACTAAAAGCATCTGTTAATAAGGCGTTTACAGATGCGGAGATTACGCTTGGTCAAATGTCTACACAAGGTTTAGAGACCGGAGTTGCTCGTGCGGGAGATAAAATCATCAGACCTGATGGTTTTAAAATGGATTTATCAACGGGTGAAGCAAGTGAGGCATTACGGTTATTGAACAGAACAAATGACTTCTACAAAGACAGCATTAGTAGATTCGATAACATCGTTGTCCAAGACATTATAAAGCAGACTAAATCTGGTCAGATGAACATGAAGTTTGTGTTCGACAAGATCATACAAGAGGACAATCCAGAGGCACTAGATCAACTATTCAAGGCTATTCGTGGTGCACCAACAGGTAAAGCCTTGGGTGCGGAAACTGGAATCGTGGATCTTGCAGAGGGTACACGAATACTAAAGTCTCGTACTATTGGAACTCGTACTGTAGAAGAGGCTTTGGAAGCAGTGAAAGATCTACCTGCTAATAATCGTACTCGTATGATGGTTGAAAAACAGGCTCGTGAGATCGAGGCCGAAGCCGCCGAGCGTGCTACAATCCGTGGTACAGGAGCCGAGCAAGCTGAAGCGGTGCGTCAAGGCTTGTCGAAGATGTATATACAGGAGCAAGTCAAACGCTCTTTGACTATCGACCCTGCCACAGGGGTTGAGGTCATCGACCCTATTAAGCTGGTAGCGAACATCCGACAGAAGGGCACAACCGTAGACAAGCTCCTTGGCGATGATCTGAAGGGTGTCAATGATATCCTGACCGTTCTGGAACGAGGCAAAGCAAACCTTGCTCCAGACGTTCTGCAACAATTACAAAGCAAACCGCTTGGTCAGGCTTTGAAAGATTTACAAGCGGCAGAAGCGCGGCGTGCAGCGGTAGATACAAATGTTGTTCTCCGCACATTACAGTCTACAGCCGATCCTGAAGTAATCGCACAGACGGTATTCAGAAATCCTGCCTCAATCCGAGAGGCGCAGAAGTTCCTTGGCAACAAGGTTACTAATGTTAATGGCCGTGAAGTTCCAACCATGGAACTGGTACGCGATGCCGCCATGGGCAGAGTCCTGAAGCAAATCGGTGCTACGGTAGACGAGGCTGGTTCAATTCGTATGACGGATGACTTCGTTGAGTCCTTCAAGTCAGGCAGGCTGGGCAACAAGCTACAGTCAGTTCTACGGTCATATGGTGACGAAACACTAAACACCATGTTTGGTAAGGGTGCCGCCGAAGGATTGAACGCCATGGCAGAGACTATGGTTCGTGCTTCTAACGCCTCGATTGCTGGCAAAGGTGGTCTTGCTGCACCAAACATCGCACTCGGTCTTGGTGTTGCCAGTTTGATTATGAACCCACTTGCTACACTGCCTACAGCGGTGGCGTTCAAAGTAATGTCCGTTGCCCTTCGTAATCCGAAGGTATTAAAGATGATGATGGCTTCGCGGCAACCAAACAAGGTCAAAGACTTCCTGTCTGGTAAGTTCAAGTCTAACGATCCGATTGCACAAGGGTTCCAGACCATGTGGCAGTTGACATCGGCAGCAACGGTTCAGGGCACACGCATGGGTATAGAACAAGGCGCCGAGGAAGCACGCCCTGTAACTGCGGCGGCTAGACAGCAACTTGCTCCTGTAGCTAATCAAGCATTACAAACGGCACAAACAGCCATGACTCAGGCACCAAACGTAATGCCTGGTGGGGCTGGAACCGCTGGACAAGTATCACCAATCTTGCTACCTGACCCTGCTACAGCCGCATTGGCGCAGAGTCTTGGAAGGACTACCCCATGAACAAAGAACAATTACGCGAAGAGATAGCCGAGGATGAGGGCTGCAAATACGAAATATATTTGGATCATCTTGGCCTACCAACCTTCGGCATTGGAGCACTGGTTAAGGAAAGCGACCCTGAGTATGGTCAGCCTGTTGGTACGCCCGTTGATGAAGACCGTGTCCGTCAGCGGTTTAATCTGGACATCGCAGTGACCATAGATGACTGCAAGGTTTTGTATGACGACTTTGATGACCTGCCAGAAGAGTGCCAGCATATCATTGCAAACATGATGTTCAATATGGGTCGGCCTCGTCTAACCAAGTTCAAAGGCATGAAGGCTGGCGTGGACGCACGAGACTGGAACCGCGCAGCAGACGAGATGGTAGATAGCCGCTGGTATGATCAAGTAACCAATCGCGCCAAGCGTTTGGTAGCACGCATGAGGGCATTGGCTGACTAGCCAACCTCTCCCCAGTTGTTACCTAGTTCCTGATCTACCTTGCTCGGAACCTTGAGTTCCGTGCTGTTCTCCATAATCTCCGTGATTCTTGACGCTTGCTCCTCGGACTCCACATTAAAACACAGTTCGTCATGCACTGTAAGTAGGGGCACCAGCCCTTCCTTATAGCATTCTGCCATGGCAACCTTGGTCTGGTCTGCCGCCGAGCCTTGGATTAGCTTGTTCAAAGCCTTATAGGTAAACGCCCTCTTGAGTATATGACCGTATTCTTTCTCGGCCTCCTCGCGCTTCATCGGCTTGTTATAGCCAAAGGTCTTAGGCTCCCACATATCAAACCGGCACAAGCGACCTGACATTGTCCGGATCTGCCCATTGATGCTGGCTCTTTGCGATACGAAGTCTGCCAGACCCTTAACAAACGGAACTTTCTCACGGTACTTAGCTAGAAGTGCTTTAGCCTCCTCCGGACTAATATCCATGGTATGTGCCAGCTTACCTACGCCCATACCGTACATGATGCCCAGATTAACCGTCTTGGCTTGCTTACGAGTTATGGACGCCAAATCTGCTACCATCTGATGGAAATCCGCATTGCCTTTATGATACTCCGCAACAACGCTATCAATGATGGGGTGCCGCTGGTCTTCCGGTAGGGATGCGCAGTAATGCACCAAGAGTCTTGGCTCTTGACTCGAGTAGTCAAAGCTGCCCCACTTACACCCCTCGTCTGGTATAAACAGACCTCGGATCATGGACTTAATCTCTGGGTCACGCGCTGGGATCTGCTGAAGGTTTGGATTGCTGGACGAAAAGCGTCCAGTGACAGTCCCGCCATCGTCAGAGCGGAGTTGATGAAACTCGCAGTGTATGCGTCCGTTATGTGCAAACTTCAAAATGTTGTCGATAAACGTATTGCTGGCCTTGTCTAATTCACGCAAACGCAGGATCTTCGCCGCGACAGGATGCGGACTAGCTTGCAGGAACGCTTTGGTAAAGGACGGCTGGCCGTTGTTTTCAGTCTTGTTATAGTACAGACCGTGATGATCGAAGACGGCGGCAACACTTTTGGCTACCCACGGTTCTACATCCACGCCTGTCTCATGCTTAATATCCGACACCAGATCTTTCTTGAGTCCAATCAGTTTCTTCTTTGCCGCCTCGGCACCGTCAATGTTTACCTTCACGCCCTTCTCACGCATGTCCAACATCAATGGAATGAGTGAAGTCTCTAGCTTGAATACATCCATGAGGCTCTGCTTTTTTATCTCCACCTTCATCGTGTTCCACAGCTTCAAAGTAAGCTCGGCGTCCTTCTCGGCATAGGCCCCCACAAAACGTGAGTTTAACCGCCACATTTCTGCCTTGGGATCAAACCCATGATCTGCCGCAGCTGCACGCAAGGTCTTCTCGTCCTTACGCTCATCAAGGTAATCCTTTGCCAAATTGTTGAGGCTGTAGCTAAACCGGTTCTCGTTTAGCAGTGGTGCGGCTACCATGGTGTCGATAATCGTGCCTTGAATCTTGACCCCTGCCCACCGGAGCCAACCGGCGTCATAGGTTGCATTGTGCATAACCTTGGGGATGTTAGGCGTAGCAAGCTGGTCTGCTAGCCACTTCATGACCTTCTTCTGGGGGATGTTACCACCGCCCTCATGTGCGATGGGGTAGTAGCCTACGAAATCGCCGGCAGCGATAGCCACGCCCACAATGAAACCATCACCACGCGCCCACCCTGGGCCTAATGTCGTCAGGTTCGGATCGCTGGTCTCAAGGTCGATTGCAATAGACTGGCTGTTACGCAGGTCAGGAAACACCTCCGGCGGCACCCAATCCTTCTCGATGGTGTCCAGATCCAGCCTATGCAGGAACGTGATCTGACTATTTTCCTTTGCCATCTACTTCTCCTCCAAGGCTAGCGTATCCAGCGATATCTACCCATGAGTCCTCATGCGTTGGTGTGACTATGAGTCTAGCAAGTTTTAGCGCCGTAAGACACTGATAAACTTGAGAAACAGACACTTCCTTGTCCAGTATTACAGACCAGAGTTGCGCCACGCGCTCGTGATTCTCATATGCATCGCCATAATCCTTGGCTCTCGGACCATTGACCAAATCCTTGGCCGTATCAAGTAGCTTGTCGCGTTTCATTTCTCTTCCTCTAACTTTCTGTAAAAGTGAGGTTCCGCCACGCAACCTCGGTCTCGGTAGTCCTGAAGAGACGGAGGGCAAGGGCGGTATAAACAGTTCTCGCACACATCTCCCTGCTCTAGTGTCTTCAGACGAGCATAATAAGTCTTCCATTCGTGCCCACAGGCATCGCACAAGAAGAAAGCCTCATATTTCATATCACATACCTATATCTTGCGTGGGAATCGACAATGTGCAGATTATGCCGTGCTCTGGTCACTGCGGTGTAGAACACGCGGTGCTCATCGTCCTGATCCGGATTGTTGACCGCAGGGTATGACGAGTCAGTTAACAACAAGATGTTGTCATCCTCGCCGCCCTTCATCCGGTGGATGGTAGACAGATTGATGCGAGGCTTGGTCAGATCCTCACCTCTCCGGCGCACGGCGCCCATATACCGTATATCCTCGAGGGACATGTTAACCACAACCTCTGGTCTTGCGTCTTGCGGGGCAATCATCCCATGCTCGGCAACAAGGTTGTCGTAGTTGTGGAACCCCTGCGGATCTACCGCATCAAAGGTTTTTGACGCAGCGCGTTTGAGTAACGCCCTTTCGCCCTGCTTTGGCATAAACGTATATAGCTTCTTTATGTCACCCACGCTTGCTGTCTCGCCTCTGGCCAGCCGTTGCCAGATATCCATGGCTTCAAGCAGTTCAGTAGAGATCATGGAATGCCCAAACCGTTCAAACAAATAACCGTCTTCGCGTAAAGAATGGTGAATTGAGTTCAAGGCTTTGTTGGTTCTAGCCATAATTGTCCACGAACCTTCATCAATATTCACATCATACCAATTCATGTGAAAATCTACGGCACCATCTTCATCCCTTGGTTGCCAGTCCTTCTCCTGACGGATGCCTATCCGGTTAACCAGATGATTGGCTAGACGGTACACGCTTCTTGGTACACGATAACTTTTGTCAAGAATTACCTTGTTGTCACACGCATTCATGAAACTGTGCAGATCAACGCCGTTCCAGCGGTGAATACACTGATCATCGTCCCCCGCGTAATACACACGGCTGGCTCTCTCCTTGAGTATCGCTACCTGCTTCCATTGCAACGGAGTCAGATCCTGTGCCTCATCAACAATCAGAACATCCAAGACAGGACTGGTGCCCTGCTTCACGAACAACTCAACCATGTCCGTGTAATCAAACTTACCGTTGTCCGACTTGTACGCCGCATAGACTTGATCCACGCGCTTGACCATCGACCAATGCAGATCATAGTCACCCCTGTCGTTGTACTCCTGTTCCATGGAGATACAGCGCAACTTGGCACGGCTGATTACTTCCAGATACCGATTGCCCTCCTTCATAGACAAAGGCACCATGCCCTCTTCCATGACTTCAGCGGTGCTCCGGTCAAACGCCATGCCCAAGATCTCACCCAACTGACGAAAGTCCGCCGGTTGAACCGTCTCTCTTGTCTCCATACCTAGCCAGTTAAAGCCTATGGAATGTAGCGTCTTGAACCACGGCACATCTTTTTCGGTGAGCTGTAACTCACTGCCCACACGCTCCCGCGCTTCTTGTATGGATTTACGAGAGAACGACACGAAACCAATCCTGTCAGGAGGAGTGCCACCGGCAAGTTCCTTCCGGACAATATCAATCATCGTATGCGTCTTACCGCAACCAGGTGGCCCAAAGATTAGCGTCTCATCAGCCATCAGTCTTCTCGCGTGGACGAGACTCGAGCCACTGCTCGACCTCTGTGCGCAGCCATCTCATTGTACTGTTCTTTTCCGTCTCCGGACCCAGCACAACTGGTTTAGGAAAATGACCTTCTTCTACCCATCTGTAGACGGTAGAACGAGCCACACCTAACCATTCAACAACCTCACCCACTTTGAGATACCGTTCATCAGAATGGTATGTCATTTAACTTCTCCTCTGTTGGTAGTTCCATTTCATCATTGTCAAACTCCGGCACAAACCAGACGCGAAGATTCTTCCATTGACCTGTATCTTCGTCTTTAAACTTGTATGTGGTGTTACACTCATTGCCACCGTTCATATCTTTTAGGCGTTGCTGTACCTGTGGACGTTTAAGTTCACGGAACCCACGGTTGCGTAAGAACTCCATCAAACCCTTGATCGTGAACATGGTCAGATCACTTTCTGTCCAAGGCTTGCCAATCGCCATCTCCTGCGGAGACTTGGCTCTAATACGGCTGGTGCAATACACCTCCACAAGTTCTTCAAACTGACCTTTAATCGTCAGTTCCTTCGGCACCTCGATATGAGTTGCCTCTTCCAATAAACCGTTCACATAACTCTGCCAATCCGGCGCCTTCATTATGGGCGGCATAACATCCAACTGCTCCATACAGGCTCTTTGAAACTGCAACGGCATCTGTAATTGTTCGGTGGATAACTCCAGCCGTTTGCCATCAAGGTCAAGGAAGTAAAGCCTCGGCTCCGACTTCTGAATAGTCAGGCCAGTAATCCCCGGCATGGATCCGTTCTTGCCCACGCCATACTTGGCTTGGCGGCAAGCCGCCTTGTCACAATGACTGCCCATAGGCTCTTCTTTACAAAGATAGCCGTAATCCTTTTTCTTATGCTGAGACTGGATAGTTACAATCTCGTTGGCTGGCAGAGATGGTTTACAAAACTTCTGGTTCCACTTCTCCAGCGTGGTCTCCCACGAATCCGGATGCATCATCTTGGCGGTTACCGCAGCATGAAACATAACCTTGTTTCTGGTTCCGTCCGGCACCGAGGTTGCAAACATAATCCGCAAACATGGCGGCATCTCCCGCAACTCATCGTCATCACTAGAGAACTCCAGCTTGCGCAGATCCTCCAAAGTACATTTGATCTTGTCTACTTGGTTTAAGAACTCCTCAAGTGACAGATCCTCGCCCTTGCTGTTTATTGCATAACGTAATGTATTCTCTGCCTCAAAGTACGGCAGGTTGATAAAATTACCCACATCCCCACGCTCGGCAAGAATCTTGTTCTGCTTTGGAAACACTTCACATCCGCCAAAGCCAAGCACCGCAGCGAACTCCGTAAGGTGATCACGCATATCCGTTGCACTAATCCAATCCTGCATAAACAGAAATAGATGCGCTCCGCCTGATTTTGATCGGCAAACAACTAGCGGTAGCTTAAAACGGCGGCACTTCTTCAATATCTCAACGTGATCGACTGGGTATGTGTCGATATCCAATGCACCAAATTTGCACATGTTCTGGTCGTTAATAGGTATTGATCCAACTCCATGCCCACCCTCTAGGTGAGCCGCCACCAATGTCTTGGTTAGTGGCTCTCGGACAATGAAACTTTTTGCCTCTGTTTTTCCGTTCTTCCTTACGCTTCCTACCGTTGTTTGACCGTGTGCTACGCTGGAGCCTTCAAAGGCCGCAGCGAAACGATCAACTAAACTCATCACTCGCTCCGCAAAAAGAGGGGGAGGCGAACCTCCCCCAAGTCACTAAAATGGGATATCGTCATCCTCAACAGGCTTGTCGTCCACAGGAGCCGCAGACGCCATCGGCGCCTCTTCCTGTTGGGCTTTAGCCTCACCCTTCATGACAGATTCGCGGAACAGCTTTGCTTCGTTGAACAAAGCCTTATCCTGTACAAGACCGACCTTCTCAATCGCCCAGTTGTACCAAGTACGCATTTCGCCATCGACAGTCTTAGACTCCTCGACCACCGTCAGCTTCCACATGGTTGCAAACAAAGCAGGTGTTTTCATTTCACCAGTCTTTGGATGCTTGACCTTTTGCATGGCAATCTGAGTTTTCCAGCGGCGACTGACCTTCAGACCAGTAGACTTGAAGTCCACAATGGCTGGCTCATACATACCGTCTTCGCCCAAGATGAGGCAGAAGTGCTGATCACTCTTAATGACCTCGTTACCGTTGGGCAAATATTCCTTGGCACCAACTCTGGTAGTCCGGGACAAGTCTGGGTCATCGGGTGAACGCACACCCACAAAGCCGCCACCTTGGTCACCAGAGACGAACTCTGGGTAAGTGGTCACTTGGTAGCATGGAATCACGGTGATGCCCTTCTCGCCATCCCAGATCTCGTTAGAGACGGTGTTGAAGATATCGCCCTGACGTAGGTCAGCGATGTACTTCATGTCGCTCTTCTTGAGTTGTGGTGACGTTCCTTGCGCTACACGGACGAAAGGAATCTGTAACTCGCCAGCTTCGTAGGTTGTACCCTCACCAGCGGTGTCAAAGATATCGTCCATCATTTCGGCTGGCAGACCAGCCTCTTCTTTTTTTGCTACTTGATTAGCCATTACTTCTTCCTCTTTACTTCAGCAGTTCTTGCTACATAGGCTCCAAACATATCCAGATCTATCGAATTACCCTGTTCGACTTGTTCACGAATGAACGCCTTCAAGGTCATCGAATGAATATGAGTTTTTTGCTCTGGGTGAAAACCTTTCTGCTCGAGTTCGTACATAACGTCCCCAGCAGCGTTGTCTTGCCCACGACCAAACGACACGATGATGTCGTTCTTGATTATGTCGTCCAGACCATGTTCTCGGAGCCAGTCAAAAGCCTCCTGCTTCCGGTCAGCAGGGATTGACGCAGATACAAACGGCTTCAGCGTAACGGTTGCACCGTCCACATCCACGCGCTCTATACCCATCTCATCCATGAGCATAGGTATTTGCTCAAACGCAATCCTCTGTTTTTCTGCTTTTAGTTCTTTGAGATACTTTTCAGTATCGTCAATTTGTTGTTGCTTCTCGTTGAGCCGGTGAACTAGACCGGACAACTGCTTGCCCCCATCCGCATCAACGCCGGAAAGCGTATCCGCATCTGCGAACATTTCTTCATCAAAGATTGTTTCACTCTGCTGCATAGCAAGTACATCCTCTTCAGGTTTGATGGGCTTGACGGAACCATTCCGTTACCCTATGTTCAGACAATATAGGAGGACATAGATGGAAGTCAACTACAAATTTAAAACGGAACCATATGAGCACCAGCGGGAAGCTATGCTCCGCAGTATACCTATGAATGCGTATGGATTCTTTATGGAAATGGGAACTGGTAAGTCCAAGGTCTTAATTGATAGTATCGCGTATCTGGGCAATACACATAAGCTCGACTTCGCATTAATCATTGCACCGAAAGGCGTATACCGCAACTGGATTAACAAAGAGATTCCAGAACATTTCCCAAACGATATCCGGCACAGCGTGTGCGCATGGCAGGCCAGTCAGACAAAAGGTTACAAGGAAGAAGCCAAAGCATTCTTCTTTAACAAGGAACCTGGAATTAAGATTTTTGTGATGAACGTAGAGTCGTTCTCTAGTTCTAAAGGTAAGACAGCCGGCGAGTGGATGGCGGAAAGATTCGGGCAGAATGGCCTTATAGCTATTGACGAAAGTACCACCATCAAGAACCATAAGGCCAAACGCACCAAGTCTTTACTGAAGATCGCGGCTAAGTTCAAGTACAGAAGACTGTTGACAGGCTCTCCTGTTACAAAATCCCCCATGGATCTGTTCGCGCAGTTTCAGTTTCTTAACCCCACGATCCTTGGTTACGACTCCTACTATGCGTTTCAGGGTCGATACGCTGTTCTACAAAAACGCAGCATGGGCGCGCATAGTTTCCAACAAATCCTTGGGTACAGGAACCTAGAAGAACTTTCGGTCAAGATTGACCCCTATACATATAGAGTCTTGAAGAAGGATTGTCTGGATCTGCCGGAAAAAACATATACCGTGCGTAATGTTGGGCTGACCATGGAACAGATTCGCATGTATAAGGATTTGCAAAAGGAAGCCATGACACTTCTGGAAGGCGGAGATCTGGTGTCGGCGCCGCAAGTCATCACTCAGATGCTGCGCATCCAACAGGTTTTGTCTGGGCATATAAAGACTGACGAGGGTGATCTTATTGAAGTTCCGACTCAGCGCCTGTCTGCCATGATGGATTGTATCGAGGAAGTATCCGGCAAGATCATCATATGGTCGCGCTTCCGTTACGATATCATCCACATCCAAGCAGAACTTGCCAAAGTGTACGGCGAACAGTCGGTGGTTTCATACTACGGCGACACATCAGACCAAGATCGGCAACTCGCTATCGACAGGTTCCAGAACGGAACCGCAAGATTCTTTGTAGCGAACCCCGCTACCGCAGGATACGGCCTCACACTGACCGAGGCCAATACAGTGATCTACTATGCAAACGACTTTAATCTTGAAACTCGGATCCAGTCCGAGGACCGCTGTCATCGTATAGGTCAGAAAAACCCTGTCACATATATCGACCTAATTGCGGATGGAACCATTGATGAGAAGATCGTCAAGGCACTTCGTGATAAGATAGATATAGGTGCAAGAGTATTAGGAGAGGAGGCAAGAGAATGGCTGAAGCTGACGCCAAAATCACAGGCAGCATAGATGTATTGGTTGACTACAAAAAGGGCGGTCTAACACTCGCCCAAGCCGTTGACCGATTCCGTAAACTGACTGGCCTAACACCAGATGTAGCGGAGAAGTTCATAAGGGGGATGAGTCGTGACAACATCATATCGCTTGAGACAAAAAGAAATATTTATAAGGCAGAGCCGGAGGCGGAATGATTTGGCTTCTAGTTCTGGTCACAGCGAACAGCATAGACAACCTAGACGCCAGAGTTCTGTCGGTGCATCCAACAATAGCGGAGTGCCATGTGACGGCGACTCAAGTGTTCTGGGAGAACATGCCAGTGAACCAAGAGGCCGTCTGCATGAGAGTGGAGGAGAAACATGATAGATCAAGGTGATGGCACTTTTGCAAAACGAATGGCAGCGGGGCTTTGTCCTCGATGCCAGACGAATATGCCACCAGTCGATGTCCATGGGCACATACAATGTTCGGTGTGTCATCTGGTTATTAGCGAATGTTGTCAGGGAGAACAGGCGGATGAGTTTACAAATTGTACCACTGACAATTCGGGAGGCGAATGAATTTGTAGCTAACTTCCATCGTCACAACAAACCCACTCATGGCGGCAAGTTTGCAGTCGGTGCAGTTCATGAAGAAGAGTTGGTTGGAGTTGCCATAGTCGGCAGGCCAGTGGCGAGAATGCTAGACGATGGCGTAACCTCCGAGGTTACCAGAGTTTGCGTTGTGAGTCACGCACCCAAAAACTCTTGCAGTTTTCTCTATGGGCGGTGTTGGAGAATATGGCAGCAGATGGGCGGCAAACGCATGGTTACATATACCTTGCAGGAAGAGTCTGGCTCCTCGCTTCGTGGGGCTGGGTGGAAGATAGTCGGAGAAACCAAGCCTACAGAGTCGGGCTGGGATCGCAAGAACCGCAAACGGGATTGGCAACCCATATACGGGCAGTTGAAGTTTAGGTGGGAAGCATGATTATATCTTGGTGGTCGGCTGGCGTTACCAGTGCGGTGGCAACAAAACTAGCCATAGATAAACACGGTAAGGAAAACGTCCTCCCGATCTA